CTAGCAGTGAAATCATTCCAGCTAACACAGTAGCAAATAGCATCACTGTCGGTCAAGGCAACATCGTGTCATATCTTAACGTGACTGGTGCAACTGCTGCACCATTCAGCATAACTGAACTCGGTGCTCCTCATGCTAATACCGGTACTTCTGGTATCCCGAACACACCGGCGTCGGGCGGCCCGACCAGCTAAAAACACTCTAAGAACTACATCTTTGTTTATTACTGCATTAAAAATATCATCTTTGGTATAAATAATAGTGTTCACTGTTACACTGTGGAAATCGTTCACATTGTATCATCGTGATCTTATGCGCTACCCGGCGCGTATGGCATAGAACGCCACTTAGGAGAAAACAAATGGGACGTCCATTAAAAATCGCTAAAGCTCAAGCAATTTTGACCATCACTGATACAGCTTTAACAGGTAGTATCGTAACAGTAACAGAAAACTTAACTACTTCACCCACTGTCGGCGTCGCCGCTGGTATGCCGTTCGTGGTTGCTACTACTGTTGGTGGGCTTGTAGCCGGCACAACTTATTATATCAAATCAATTCTGTCTAACACTACGTTTGACGTTTCGGCAACCGAGCCAAGCGTTCAGCCCCAAGTCATGGCAACTCTATCTAACTCATCAGGCGGTTCTGTGAAGGCGTCAGTTGCAGTCGTTGATGCTTACTTCAACAACCCGGTTGGTGGTACAGGTTTCCCGGCAACCAACTCTAACACATACGGTGTAGTAGGCGGCAACACGGGAATCTACGGTAAGCAAGTACTAACCTCAGTTGCTATCGGTGTCAATGGTGTAGGTACACTATATACACCACTAACAGTTAACACTAGTAATGTGGTAGCAGGTGTAGGTACTGATCTTGCTAACTTAGCAACCGGAGCTGCACTTCAAGTTGCTGTTGCTAACATCAACGGTAGCACTGACTACGTTGACTTAGGTTTTGCAAGTGCCACAAAAGGTAATCTTACTGTCGCAGTAGCAAACACTGTAGTATTAGGTAATATCATCGGAACCTCAGGTAATGCTCAAACTCTTGCAGTAAACATGCCAATTACATTTAGTGCTAACTTAGGTACTCTCGTAACAGGCACAACGTATTTTGTTAAAAATATTGCTAACGCTGCTGCATTCACGGTGTCTACTAATCAGGGCGGCCCAGAAGTGCAGATGAGTGCTGCTACAGGTACACCAAATGCTGTCATGAATCGTGTTGTGTTAACTGCTAATGCTAATATTGTCGCAAGTAACGCAGCATACGTATATGCAAACGATGAAGCCGGTTACATTGTCCGTCAAAAAGGCAAAACAAAGTATCTTGTAACAGGCGCTACGACAGGTTTAACAGGTGTTTGTTACACTACTAACGTAGCAAATGCTGCACTGACACCAAACACCATGTCTATCCTTGCAACTAACGCGGCTGCAGGTACCCAGTATGTTTCAAGTATCAATGATTACAACAGTGAATTGTTCCCAGCAACAGTTGCTCCTGGCTCATTGGTAACTGGCACTGTCTACACAATTTACAGTGCAGGTACAACAAACTGGACTTCGGTCGGTGCTATGGCTAACATGACTGGTATCACATTCGCTGCTACTGGAACTGCTTCCGGTACAGGTCTTGCGGTATTGGCTAACGTTAACCCTGACGTTATTGCTTCGTTCAATACAGCCGCTATTGCGAACGTAGACAACGGTCAACCAACTCCGATTGTTACAATCGCAAACGCATAAGGTAGATGACTATGGCTCAGACTTCTTCCGTTCAGCAACTCAAGCAATCTGAGACCGAAATTGCGGTCCTTAAGGTTCAGTATGGAAATATCAATGAAAAAGTTGATGATCTAAAATCTGACCTTAAGGACTTTCGCAATGAAATCAAGGAGCAAATACAAGAAACTCATGATCTAATCAAAGGGTTTCAGGATGAAAACAACGCCCAGCACGACGAGGTCAACGAAAAGATTGCCGGCCTAGAAAAATGGCGCTGGATGCTTGCGGGTGCAGGTGTCTTAGCAGGTGCGTTAGGATTTGAGTCACTGCAAACATTATTAGGTATGGGTTAATATATCTAGCTTTTCTTGAACAACGTCAATGTTGACAGTACTAAACAATCCGGGGTGCAATGGCTTGGGATATAATCCATCTCCTACCCAAGCATAACCTACATGTTCATCGTTTAATTTAGGAATGAATTCATCTTCTACTTCGCAGAAGAACGTATGATATACGAACGTATTATTCACGAATTTTTGAATAGGAACAAATTTTAGAGCAGCGTCGAAGAACCCTATTTCTTCAGTGCATTCTCTTTGAATCCCATCTAGCAATGTTTCGTTATCCTCAAGTTTTCCTCCAGGAATACTCCACGTTGGATTCCGCATGTCCGACCGGAGTAGATACAGATATCTAGCACTAGCTTTGCTGTAGAAGAAGACGCCGACTGCTTGACGAGACATAGTTATATTTACCGTTTATCTCTACAGTTATCAAAATGCCAACGACCCATCGCCCCTGAGCCACCGGATTTTCCGCAATGCGGGCAATGAGTCACTGGTTTTGGTATTCCCGCTAGTGCTTCACTTACTTTAGGATTCTTTCTTCCTGTCATTTTTGCTATCCATTCGGCCGATCTAGGTTTTCCTGTTTGTCTAATACTTTTAGCTAAGTTTTGTTTATTGGTGTGTTTCCGACCTCTTAGAGCTTCGCTAAGTTTTTTCTTTGTACTAGAAGACCGAGGGATACCCTCTCTTCCACCCGGCCCGCCGCAGGTCTCTCGCATAGAATTTGCCCACTCGGTACTATCAACAATATCCCAAAGATCACTATAGTACCTGCCCATATTTTTAATCTCAGCCTTGGTGGTTGACTCTGCTAATATAGTTGTTTCTAAATGGACTCCGTGTTCTCTCAGGTGCTCGCCCCATTTAATACCTGATCCATGGTAGATAAATGGATTTCGTGTAGTATACCCTAGGTATTTCAGTCCGGTGTTAATGTGAGTCTTCTGGTATAGATAATAAATAGTCATAGCTGATGCTCCTTCATAGCGTTAGAGTAGTCGGAGAGGTTAGAGACTCGCGGACTACATCTTTATTTATCAAATAACTACGCTCCAATCTCCTTGGTCGACCCATCCCTCAAAACTTTTCATCCACATCCCGTCAGAATTCACATAGCGATACTGCACACTAGTAGTTAAATTAGTGACAAACTGCACAGTAGTTGAGGCTTGGGAGTCAAAAGATACAAACCACTGCCCGGTGTTGGCATTAAACTGAACAATGTCGTTGGCATTTGCGACTAAGTTGCCCCATGAAACAGTGGTAGCACCTGCACTGCCGATATCTTCCACAATTAGATACCTTACTCCTGGCATTGGGCCTGGTAATCCTGCGTTGGGTCCGGTTAATTGGGGGTTAATGATACTGTTCACAGGCGCTAACGTGTTTTGAGGTAGAGTGTCTTGGTCGATGTTGTAGATCAAGAATCTATCATCCGTTGGATCAGGAACAATGGTACCTACAATGTCGTCATTCATGTATGGATTCTGTAGCCAAATCTGAGAGATGCCGGGCTTGATAGCACCGTACACGTTCAGTAGCGCAGACCAATACAGATTGGTGTTAGGACTATCAGGTAACGCTAGTGAGTCGTTAGATGGATTAAACGCTTCATTTGCTGGAAGCAGTTGTAGTCTATTGCCCAATAACAATACTTTATAACCATAAGGTGTAATCTTTTGTCTAGTGCCAAGTAACAACTGATCGTCTTGGACATCCAATAGAGCAGAACCCTTGTAGATAGAAGCGATAATCTTTTCGATGACTCCCATCTTCTTGAGCTTAGAACTAGTACTGATCCAAATCGGCATGTAGAACTTCCAAGTCATGATGTCAATTGGATTGTTTGTTCCTTGAGGAATACTTCTACTAGAGAAGGTTATTCCGTCTTGGAAAACAACTGAAAGAGAAGTCCAATCAACAAAGTTATCTGT